CTATTAGCCATTATATTGTAACCCCCGCTACAATAGAAACCCGATAGGATAGACCTATCACACCGCCCAAACTTTTAATTTTATTTATCATCCTGTAAAAAAATCCTCTATTATTTTATTTCGTTCAGCAACAGGTAGATTAACATTATATCCAGAAGCTGTCGAGATAACATTTTGTGTTTGATTATTTACTATTGTACCTGTTGGCACGTTTAAATTAGGTGTCGTGATCCGTGGTTCTTGTTGAGTTATTTGTGGTTGTGGTATTTCAAAATTAGGAAATAAAGGACTATCTTCTAATAAATTAATAGATCTATTTTCTGATATTATTTGTCTAATAAAAGGAGAAGCAATTATGTATGGATTTTCTATTTCAACTCCTTCTTTTTCATTTAAATCTCTATTTATTTTTCTTATCCTGTCTTCAAAAAAATTACTTGGAGAATTAGGTGTATAAACACCTCTAAGTAAATCATTAACTACTTTTTTCTTTATACCTTTTCTTTTTTGTATTTCTCTTCTAATTTTAGAATTAGACATACCTAAAGTTCTAGCGGCTTCAATGTCCTGATACATTTCTTTTAGTGTAGCAAATCTTCTAAATTCAGAATATTTATAAGAATTTAAAATATCTCTAGGACTAACTCTTCCACCTTTAAGTAACGGTGATATAAATAAGTTATCATCTTTTTTTAATTTAGAACTAAATCTTGTTGTCATATATTTTAATGATCTTTCAGGATCAGATTGAATACTTCTAAAACCAAAAAGTCCTGGCAACTCATCTTGTAAGTTAAATGTTTGTCCATATTTTTTATCAGCTAACCCTCTTGTAGCTCTCTCTAATCTTTTAAATTGTGAGATAGATCCAGGCATCAATGAATTTGCAATGTGTGTAATACCTTTAAAAGATCTAACACCAAAATCATCTTCTTCTGACCACACTCTTCTACCACCTCTACCAATGCCTCTTCTAATTGTAGAGTCTAACAATGCTTCTGTATAAATAGATTCTGAAGCAAATGGTTCTAATATTTCATACAAACTATCAGACATACCTTTTGCTAAAGAACTTTTTAAAGATTCTTCAGTAATATCTCCTTGAGTTAATGCACCCATTACAGATCTAAAAGGTCTAGTTAAGGTGTCATAAGCGTTTGAATAACTAAAATCTACATATTTTAAATATCCTTTTTCATCTCTTCCCGTAGGTAACAATGTAGAATTTTTAGACCATTCAGGAACTATTCTTCTAAGTGCATTCATTTCTTCGTCGGTAACATTATTTTTAGCTTTAAACGTTTCCGCTAATGCATAAGGAACACCACCTACAGTCATTCCAAAACTAGTTAATCTTTTTAAACCAAGTTGCATTAGTTCAGGTATTTCAGGATTTGCAAATGTACCTTTACCTATACCTGCGGTTATATCATCAATAGCACCTGTAAATATATTATTTCCCGTTCTCATAATTTCTAAAGGAAACGCTATAAAATTTCCAAAAGGAGTTTGTCTTAATGCTTTTGCAGTTCTTCCTACATAACCATAGTTAGGAACTCTATTTCTAGTTATATTACCTGCTATTTCATCTAAAAAATTATCAAAACTCTCCATTGCATATTCATCTCTTTGAACAAGTTTTCTAAAATATTTACCTTTAGTAGACTCTTCAGCTAATATTTTTTTATAATTATCTTTGTTAATATTTAATGTTTCTGATAGTTTAGAATATCTATTTCTTTCTAGGTTCCAATTTATAACTTTCCAAAAATCATCCTCAGCAACATATGCATCTTGAGTTTTACCATAAAATTTTAATAGTTTATCTTTTAAATTGTTTGTTAAATCAGTGTAAGCTTTTGAATCAGCGGTTGCTGGATTATCTAATACATCTTTTAATAGTCTTTTTGATTCACCAACTTGAACCTGACTATCAACTACACCTACTTTTAATAATCTTTCATATAAAGCATCATCAGCTTTTGTCATAGTACCTAGTATTCTTTTTCCTGTTAGATCATACGCTTGTTTAAATACACCTTGACCTCCTAAAGACTTAGGCAACAAAGTAGATATGTCACCATAGTTTGGAAAAAATGCTCCATTGGCAGATACAAAAGCACCAGCACTAATAAAGTTTCTAACATGTGTTAGTGGAGATAAAATTGTTTTTGCAATCTGTGATGCAGCTTTCGGTGCTAAAACTGCATATTTATAAAATGTCCCAACTCCACTTCGATTCAACCAATTACTTGTTGTGTCAAATACTGAATCATAAAAAGGTGTTCTAATAAATTTACCCTCTAATGGAGATAAACCTTTTGTAGAAGATCCTGGTTCTATGTATTTAAATCTTAATGGATCTGCTTTTTGAGCTTGTGTTAATTCATCTGCATTAAATATAAATTTGTTTGGTCCTTCTGAACCTGCTTTTGCAATATCATCTAAATATTTTAAAGTGTAATTTAAATGTCCCTGTTTACTAACTGTTGCATAAAAACTATATGAAGGATCTTTTATTAATCCAGCTAATTCTTCTTGCCAGGGCTGCAATACTTTATTTTTTAATACCGAATCTTTAATAACAACAGAATCAACTTCTGATTTTGTAGCTTTATTTAAAACATCTCCAGTTTCATTTTTTAAATTTAATACATCAACTTCATCTACAGATTTAGTTTTTAAAAACTGATTAACTTCATCAACTGCTTCTTGATTTAATTTTTCAAGAACTTCTTTTGAGGGTGTAGTTTTATTTAACTGTTGATATCCTTTTATTTTGTTTGCTTTAACAGACTCTATTGCTGTATTAATTTGTTGTTCCGTTGGTTTATATTTTTCTAGAGGACCAGACATTTCAAATTGTTTATATTGAGCATTTAAATATCTCCCTAAATTTTCTTTTATTCCATCAGCAACATCAGAGGGCATTCTTTTTTGAAGAAGTCTAACAGACATATTATCGACAGACATTCTAAAATTTTTTACAGCATTTTCTAGTTTTTCTGTATTACCACCAGCTTTTCTAACTTTTTCTAATATATCATTAAATTGTTTTGTATTGGTGTAATCTTTTTGTTTAAAAAAACCTTTTTCTGTTTTTTTAACTAACTGTTCTATATTTGGTCTTCGTTTAATTATTTCATCTAATTGTTTAGTTAAAGTATTTGATTGTTTTAATAAAGACTGACTTTGTTCCACGAATTGAGATTCTGTAATTAAATTTTTAGCTCTATCATCACCAAGTTTAATTGTTTGATCAGTAACTTCTTTTATTCCATCATTTAAATTTTTAAATGCAATAACATCATCTATTTGTTTTTTTATAATATCTCTACCCCCTTCTCTTCTAGTAGCTGTTAATAGAGACTCTGATCCGTTGTCCATGGGTCGTATTACATCATACAAATCTGTTAAAAATTTTTCTTGTGAACTTACAGTTTCTTTTAATCCTTTAGGCGCAGTGTAATATTGTGTTTTAACTACATCTCCTAATTCTTTAATAGATGTATCTAGTTCTTGAACTGATTTACTTGCTGCAAATTCTGTTGCTTTAATATTGTCTAAACCAAAACGTCTTGCTTCAAATGTATATTTAGTTCCAGTTCCCTCTGGTTTTAGTCCAAACAATCCATATTTTTGTAATCTTCTTTTTAATGGGCTTTCAGCATATTCTAATAACCCTGTTTCTGATGGTTTTCTTAATTGTTGTATACCTTTACCAGCACCTACTAGTGCAAGATTAAATATAGCACCTTCTGTTCCAAATTTTAATCTATTTTTTAATCTTCTATAAGCTTCTGATCTACCCTCTTTAGTTTCTTTGTCCATCATAGTAATTGCAAAAGGCTCTAATGATGTTCCTCTAGCAATATCAGCAAATGTTCCAATATCTTCATCAGCAACAATTGCTTCACCGACACCTGATCCAACAATTGCTCCTGTAGTTGGTCCCATTATCTTAGATCCAACTCTTGCTAAACTTAAATACTTACCAGTTTTTTTTGCATCTAAAGCTCTTTTAGCAATTAATGCTGCCCTTGTTCCAACTTGAGCTCCTTTAATAGCAAGCGGCGCTATCTGTGTTATTGCTTGTGTAATTTTTCCGATTGTTCTAGCTTCTGCTTCGTCATCAAATGGATTGACTTCATCAAACCATTGTTCGACATCTTTGGCTGTATTAGTATCTGCCGCTAGGTCATATATTTCTGCACCTAGCGATACAAAACCTTTTGGTATATTCCATAAACCAGTTGCTACACCAGCTAACGCAGACTCAAAAAAACCTACGTCCTGTTCTTTTTTCTTTTCTGTTTTAGAATCTTCAGAGGATATTTGAAAGCCCATGCTACCTCCTTAAAAGTTATCATCACCAGGTTCTGCAAAATCGTCTTTACCGTTTTTGTCTTTACCTATGTATTTTCCTACTTTACCATTTTTAAAAATATAAAATGCTCCAGGAGCATAATCACTGCCAGGGTCTTTTTGAAAAACTCCTATACCTAAACCAGATTTTTCAATTGCTTCAGCTGCTGATTTAGCTGATTTTTTATCTGTAACATAATCACTTTCAATTAAATCTGTAGCATAATTATCTATTCTAGATTGTTTAGTTCTTCCTTTTGTAGCAGAGCCAGTAGACAATACTTTTGCTAGAGCATCTTCTTGACTTATATTTTTATCCAATCTCATAATATCTTTAACTTGTTTCATAATTGTACCAGGATCAGCCTGTTTTAATGCAGCTTCTAATGCCATAGCTTTAGCACCAGCATCTGTTTTTCTTTTAGTTTCTGCAATTCTTGATAGACCTTCAAGACTTGAAGCACCAGCCTTACCGATAGCACCAATTAAATTACCGCCAGGTTGTGCTAATAAATTAGCACCAAATTTAGCAAGCTCTAAATATTTTTGTCTTTTTAATTCATCTTCGTCTGCAGATAATTCTGATTTAAATAATGGTAATAAATCTTGATACATTGTTTTAAGATCATTGTCAGAAAGTTTTTGTGTCTCTGTATCATCTGCAGAGACAGGTTTGCCTTTCAAAGTTATCGATGAATCTTGATCTTCTTCAAGATCAGAACCTAAATTTATTGTGTTATCGGGTATAGGAACACCAAGGGCTTCTCTTTCTTCAATTTCTTTTGATTGTTGTTCTAAAAGAGGTTTTTTAAAAAATGCTTCTCCTTCTGGAGTTTTTAAAAATTCTGCTTTTGCTATTTCTTTTTGTTGAAAAGATCCAGGAAGCCTTAAACCACCTTCAACATCAGAAAAATCTACAGATAAATCTGCTGATTCTATGGCATCTTGATATTTATCTTCTATTTTTTTATTACTTAAAAAAGGTTTTTGTTTAAGTTTTTCTGCTTCTAAATATAGTTGAGGATCTGTTAAAAGACTAGTTCCTCTTTTAAAACCAGGTCTAACTGACATAATACCATCATCACTACGACCACCCATTCTAAACATCGGTCTTTTTAATATTCTATTATTCATTATCCAAAAAGTTTTCCACCTAAGCTGCCATAAATACCTGCAAGTGTTGAACCGATACCCAGTGCACTTTGTAATGGAGAAGCGTTAGGTACGTTAGTTGATTGTGATCCTCCAGGGTATCCACCCATAATTCCAGTTACTATGTTTGCATATCTATCAACTTGTTCCTGTGGTTGATAAGCTGCCATCTTTGCTGCTTCTCTTTCAGCATCCATCTCTGCTTGTTTTTGAGCTTGATTAATAGCACCAAATTTACCTAATGTTGAAACATCTGCACTTTGTAAACTAGGAAGTAGTTGTGCTAAACCTTGTTGATTAGCAAATTGTTGTTGTGCAGCTTTTTTTGCAGCTTCAAAACCTTGTTGTTGTAATTGAGCCTGTAATCCAGCTCTTTCTCTAGCCATACCTGAACCAAACTCTGCTAGTTGAACACCTTCTCTACCTCCACCAAAAGCTCCTGAAGCAACTGCATTGTCTCTTATTTGTTGTTCTTGTATTTGTTTGTTTCTATCAAATTCTTTTAGTGTAGTATCAATAACTTGTGATTGATACGGAGACATGTATTGTTGAAAAGCTTGTGGTCCTGTAGCAGCTTGCGCTGCCTGTAAAAATGGTTGATAAGAACCAATACCTGATTGTGCTAAAGCTTGTGCTTGTTGTTGTAAAGCATCTTGACCAGCAACACCTGGTGCAATTCCTGCTAAACTTTGTTTTCTAATATCAAATTGTTGAGCAGCTTTTTGTCTGGCTGCAAACTGTTCTGCTGTTTCACCTGTTTGTTGTGTAAGAGTACCTGCTCCAGATGTTACAATTGGAACACCTGTCTGTGCGGTTACTTGTGTTGCTAGATCTTTTCCTAAATCTTCTACAAATTTTGGTGGTAAAGTTTGCGTTACTTGTGTTGCCATTATAGTATTCCTTCTAATCCTTGAGATTTTTTAGAGATTTTTCCTCCAGATTCAAGATTCTTCATGGTATTATACATAACTTCTGCACCCTTGTCTACATTTCCATTGCCTGCATTTCTAACAGCATCTGCTGTAAATACAAACTCATTTTTTGATAGCCTTGCAGGGACATCATCTGCTTTTTCCATTCTACCTATAGGAACAAAACCACCTTCAGCTCTTAGATCCATTTCTTTACCACCCATATCTAATAAAGGCATAGTTTCTTTAGCCACTGGTTCTTTAGAACCTTCTGCTTTTGCATTTTTATTTCTTTCATAAAAATCTTTAAAAGCATCTGCTTTTTCATGCATCGTAACTAGGGGACTGTCTGGATTAGCCTCGTATCTTTGAACCCATTTTTTATAAACTTTACTTTTTGAAAAATCTTCTCCTGAACCAGATGAATAATTTATTCTACCTCCATCAGCCATAAATCTAGGAGCTAAATATCTATAAGGACTATTTCTAATAGCTTCAATATCTATACCCTCTCCTCTATCTAGACCTTCGTCCTCTTCTTCTTGTGATGTTAATAATCCTGCTAATCCAGATGCTGCTGCTATTGTTTTTAATGGATTGCCTTTAGCATAATCTATTACTCCACCTAGTAAACCTTTACTTTTAAAACCCAAACTAGGAGGAAGTGTTTTACCACCTAGTAGCATTTTTTTAAATGCTAAACCTTTACCACCACTAAATAAACTTGCAGCTGGCCCTGCTCCAAATAATCCAGCTCCACCTACTAATAAAGCAGCTTTACCAAATGGAGATTTAATAACTTTTTTAACAGCTCTTTTTGCTTTTTTAACTAGCTTACCTAAAAAATACATTTGTCTTCCTGATTCAAGGTCCATGATCCCACCTTGATATTCAGGCATTCCACCATCAGCAAAACTACCTCTCATCATTTGTTGAAGCGTATTTCCAGCAACCTGTACTCCTCCCATTCTAGGATCAGCTGGTTTACCATAACCAACAAGACTACCTGCTTGTTGAGCAGTTTGCAATGGAAGCATATTACCTAGGTTTGATATACCTGTGTTAACGTTAGGAGGAAGTCTTGGAATTCTTGGACCACCACCTTGTAAAGGAGGAAGTGTTGGATGTGTATATACATTACTCATAGGCAGTATCTGATTACTCATGATAGGTTTTGAAGGCATTCCTCCAGGTAAATCAACTGCAGGTCTTGGACCAGAAATTGGACCAGGGATACTTATTGTACCTATATCAATGTTTGGATTTTCAGGTCCTCCAGGAACTCTTCCTCCTCCGACTACAGGGTTTACAGTTTTGATAGGAGCCGTGTTTTGAGGAGAGCCAGCAGGATTTACAGAAATATTATCAGCAATAGGTGCATCGGGTGTAACTGCAGGAAAAGGTGTAGCCTCTACAGCAGGTGCATCAGGAACAATAGAACTATCCATAATTCCTCCTCCACCACTAGGTTGACCTAAAGAAGATTGTGCTGTGTCTAATCTTTGATTAATAGAAGTTAATTCTTGTTCAGCAGAAGATATATCGTTTCCTAATTCATCTATTCTTGAAAATATTCCGCCTTCTTGAAAAGCAGCTCTACCACCATCGGCCATAAATCTATAAGCTATAGGATCTTTTTTTTCTTCGATCTCCTCTTCAATTTCTTCTACAGTTGGTGGTATAATAATATTTGCCCCGTCACCTCTGTTATCTGGAATAAATTTGTTTCCTTCAGGTCCATAAAAAGCTTTTTCAAACTGACTTTGTTTTAAATTTCCAGTTCTTTCAGCTAAATTAATCGCATCTGCTAATCTATCCATGTCGGTTAAATTTTTTCCAGATAAACCATAACCTGTATCCATTATATCAGTATCAGAAGTAGACTCATAAAAATCTAAAGAAGGGTCTGCATACTTTAATATATTTGAAAACCCAAGTGCTGGTGTTTTAAGACCAGCTTTTTGATCATATAAATTTTTTAAACCTGCTAATCTAAATTTTTCAAAAGGATTTAAACTTGGTCCTGTATTTTTATTAGTTTTTTTAGGTTTTTTCTTTGGTGTTTGTTGTTTCTTTGGTGTTTTTTGTTGTCTATTAGGACCGTCTGCATCACCTCTTCTACCACCAGAAGTAGATGTTCCTGGTGATATGTTATCTCCTGCAGCTAAACCTGCCGAAAAAAATCCTGCACGTCCACCTTTTTGTAATAATTGTTTAGCTTGTTGTGATCTTGTTATGGCCATTTTGTTATTTTATTTGGTTTTTTCTGTGTCGTCAATATGTTTAAGACTTAATAGTTCATCAAAGAAACGACCTTTGTATTGGTACTCCCCAACATGGGTTATATATTCAGTTACAAGAGCGTGTATCTTACCGTTCATATCTCTCCATCTTTGACAAAATCCGAAGTCTTCACCAAAATATCTTTTGGTTTTTACGTCATGTAGTGTATCAAATAAATTAAAAAAATTCTCCCTTTTTATTTCTTTTCCGTTAATAATTGTTGGTTGAAATATCTCTAATTCAGGGTGTTTTTTAATCATTTTTTCCAACACTTCTCTCTTGATTAGCATACATCCCGTAGGAGCATGGGTTACTTCCATAATGCCCTTTTTGACTTCTATGTTCTTTCTGTCCTTTACTTTCATTGGATACATAAGACCATTGGCAAGTAAGTCTTCTTTAGTCTTAACCATGTCTGTTTCTTTTAATCTTTTCCATGCCTTATCTACATCATAGTTTTTCATAGGATAAGGACAGGCAATAATATCTTTGTCAGCTTTTATCATTTTCATTATGGTATCAAATTCAAAGTCTATGTCAGAATCTATAAACAATAAATGCTCATAATTATGTTCGTGGTTCAAGAAATCTGATACACATAGATTTCTTCCTTGTGTAACTAAAGATGATTTTAACATTGTAAAACTAACTAATATATTTTTCTTTAAACATTTTTGTTGAAACATTAATACAGACTGACAGTAATGCATTGAAACATCACTATGACATGGTGTACAAACCATAATCTTATATTTGGGTTCTCCACTTAAATTTATTTCTATACTTTCTGATTCTTCGCCAAACCATATGGGTTCATTATTTTGCATTAATTGCTCCTTTTAAAAAATTAGTCCAGGCCATTGCTTGTTTATTCCAATTATAATATTGATTAGTGTATTTTGATTGAAACTGTAAATGTTCTTGTATAATCTTATTATCTAAAGTCAACGCTGCAGCTTCTATTGCATTTGCAAATTTTCTAGCTAACTGCTTGTGGTCTGTTAGATATGGAACATATATTGGAAACTCAGCACCTGTTTCAAACAATGCACCTAGATTAGTTGTAATACAATACAAACCACCTGCCATACATTCTAGTAATGATATACAAGATGTTTCTTCCCAGATACTAGGATATACATACATCTGATAATCTTTAATATGCTTTTTTATATACTCGTTAGGTTTGTAACCTATGTAATTTACATTAGATAATGTTTCAGCTTGCTCGTACAATGTTTCATAAAATTTATGATTAGCCTTATGAAAGTCTTTACCGTAAACTTCTGTAGAAGAATATACATCTAAAGTAATTAATGGATTTTTTACTAATTGCATAGCACCTAATAAAACATTTAGTCCTCTCCAAGGTGTGTTTTGATGTATGATCTTTATAGGTTGACCTTTTACATAAGGTGTTGTTGGTTCTATTTTTTCTATACCATTTTTTATAACAACACATTTACTAGTTGGTAAATCAAAAGCTATTCTAAATTTTTCAAATGTCCAATGACTGTTAAATACATACCAATCATACTTGTCATGATTGCCGTGGTCCGTGAACCATGGTGCAAGATTAGGTTGATCGTATGAATTTTTTTGCCATAAGATATTTATCTTATCTTTATCAAGAGGTATTTTTTCAGGAACCGATGTACAAATAGAAAATTTATTTAGTAGATCTTTATCTACATATTTATTTAAAAAACCTAATTGTAACTCTGTCCCACCTTTAGGTGTTTGATTCATTGTTTTGGTTCATCACTCTTTTTAATGCTTCTAATCCTTTTGGTGATATTTCTACTCTAACGTCTTGTTCAATATCATCAATTGTTGTATCTGTATTAGGATCAGCTACATCAGCATCTCTTTCTGTTTCGTTAGCATATATTTTGTTCTTTCTTGTGTTTCTTATTGTAACTGTAGTTGTACAATGTATTTTAAGTAGATCATCTGACATTATCCATTCTCCTGTGATCTATCTATTAAGGCATAACTAACAGACCCTGTTATTTCATTTGCAGTTCCTGCTTGCATTTTAATAGCATCACCTGCTTCTAAGTTTAATGGTCCTGTTAACATGCTATCTGTATCTTTATTAATTTCTTTATAAGCTATTTTAACATCAGATGCACCTGATTTTTTTAATATTAAATGTGTATCTACATTGCTGGCTGTATCATGGACCGCTTGTACAGTTCTAACAATTGCAATAGCGGATGTTGATATAGACAACACTGTTGTTGCATTAGTAGATGTTAAATCAAATGTAGCGCTTTTGTATTGTATTGTCATGACATGAAATAGTTAAATATATCTTGTTCTTGTTTTAAGTCTTGTTGAAAAGCAAAGTTAAGTTGATTTTTTACAGTATCAATAGATTCTAATATTTGTCTTTGATTTTCAGAACTATATTCTTCTTGTGGTTCAGGTATGTATACACTTATTTTAGCCATTATCTACGTCCATCTGGTTTTGCATCAAGTCTAAATGTACCATAACGCCATGTTTCACCTACAGCATCGTTTTCTATTTTAAGAGAAACTAATCGTCCTCTGGCACGTGTATCTATTTTATCAGTAGAAGCATTAACTGTAAAGGGTCCAAGTGGTGAGCTTGTAGCTGTATTATTTGGATAATCATTTATAAATATAGTAACTTTTGAATTACCACTAATTAACTGATAATCTGGTATAAATCTTTTTACAGACATAAAAAATTCTCCATCACCTCTATAACTTACAGAATCTCTACTGCCTGTTATATCAAAATCTCCTGATCTAATAAAAGCGTTTATAGAAGAAGTTCCAGATGCATTTACTTGATCAGTTCCTTTTTCGTGTTCATAATATGTACTAGCTCCTGATGTATTAGTTATACCTTGTATATCAAATACAGGTGTTGCTGTTTTATTAAATTCAGTTGCATAAGGTAAATCAAATACTCCTTGATCTATATATGTAGATCGTGAAAGAGAACTAGTTGTCCAACAATTTTCACCATAATTATATGAAACACATCTATCTATTTGTGAAGAACCACTTTTAGGATAAAACCAACTAACTTCATTATATAGACTATTATGTTCTGCATACGTTATTCCTGCAGAAGTGTAATTAATACCTAAGTTATTTCCTCCTGTTGTAAATACAAAATCTTCAACAAGACACGGCAACATTTTAACTGTACCATCATAGACAAAAAATCCACCTTCGCCCGACATCCAAAAAATTCTACCATTAGAATAACTCAAAGCACTTTGACCAATAAGTCCACAGTTAGTACCTACTTGTCTTACACTAAATGTAAAAGGTGCTCCTATAAACTGAATTATATAAGCAGCGCTATCTGTTAAAACTAAAGTATAATCTTTACCTTGAATAGCTCCTCTAATCTCATTACCTGTATCTAATCTAAATGTACCTGAAGTGTTTGTTGCTGTTGGAGTATAGTCATTTAAATTTTCTTGATCAGAAAATCTAATAAACATTGGATCTTGTGTTGATGTATTTCCAATAGTTGTTTCTGTTCCAAAATGAAATACGTGTCTATCTCTATCTGATACTAAAGTAAATCTACTTGCCGTTGGATTAGCTGACGTAGAAAAACCAGATGTTGATGTTGAAGCTCTAACTGTTCTTGCATTAGCTGCTCCTGCATTCCATGTAAATGTTTTACCATTGTGTATAGTTGCAATAAGAACTTGACCAAAATTATCTAAAGACCAAAGACCTGGATCCAATACTACATTACTAGTTGATCTAGGAGTATTCCAAGTGCCTGCTCCCCATGTAGATGTACCCCAACCATAACCAGCGGTTTGAACAGCTGGACCAACTGTTACATATGGATCAATTGTTCCAGCACCAGTAGCACTACTAGCACCTGCAGAATTTGATGGCATTGTAATTTGAAAAGTATTTGCTTGTGAATTTAAAACTTCAAAAGAATTATCTGTAAATAAAGTAGTAGCATAACCAGAGTTTGTAGGACTAGTTACACTTGAAAAAGTTATGTAGTCACCATCAGATAATCCATGATTTGTTTTGTTAACAGTAACAGTAGCTGATCCAGATGTTACTGTAAAAGTTGCTCCTGTTATAGCTGTGTCTAAAGGAGTAATATCAAAAAAATTTCCTCCATAATATAAGAATAAACCTTTATTTGTTCCAATAGCTGCATATTTTTCTCCTGCTAAACTAGCAAAAGCATGCTGTGCTCTAGCTGCACCAGGTAAAGTATTTGATGTAAGTTGTGACCAACCACCTATTTTTTCTGGTAGTCCATATCTAAATCTAACAAAATCTCCATCTGTCCATTGAGATTCAGCTCCTGACTCTGTGACTTGTTTATTGAAACCTGGTTTGAAATTAAGTTTTTGTAACATTTACACAATGTACTCCATTTTATTGTAACTATAAAGTGTAAACTAAAATTGTTTAATTACCAATAAGAGCGTTTACTTCTTCTTCAGTTAGACCCAAATCCAATAGTTTTTGTTTACCAGACGTTTTTTTAGCTTCTTTTGCTGCCTGAGCATCTTTTATTTTTTGTTCTTGTTCTTGTGCCTGAATTATAGAAGCATCAAATTCTGCTTCTTCTTCAGCTGTCATTTCAACAAGTTTTCCATCTATACAATTATATTTCATTATATTAATCCCCAAACTGTTACACTTCCACTTGCATCCCAACTTGATCCATTACTGATAGTAAGTTGAATTCTATCAATTGTAACAAAGTCTCTATACGCTGCTCTTCCGCTAGCAACATAATTATCAGCGGTAGAGGTTCCAACATTTCCAAAAGTATTAAAATTCAAACCAGGATTTGATGAAGATGTACCTGTTTCTATTTCAAATTGTGCATTAAAATTTCTATAACTATTAGTATTATACATATTTTGATGTCCTAAAGCAATATATGAATTGCCAGCAAGATTACCAACTATTAGTTCAGATGTAACTACTGGACTTCCAGCTCCTGAACCTTTGTATTGAAAACCTTGTTGATAATATAAACTAGAAGTTTGTATAGTGCCACCAACTCCAAATTGCACATTAGGATGAACACCAACACCTCCACTTCCTTTAAGACCAGTAACAGTAACAAAAAATTTTTTATATGTAGAAGGCAGTGTTATAGTAATTGTAGAAGCAGAAGAAACACTTGTTGTTCCTAGATTTACTAAACCTGCACTAATACCTGTTAATGCAGAACCATCACCTTCAAAAGCTGTGGCTTTAACAGTTCCTGTTACTTCTAATTTTTCGGACGGATTTGTGTTTGCGATCCCAACATTTCCATTAGCTAAAACTCTAAGACGTTCTGAACCTCCTGTATTCAGTATAAATAAATCTCCTGCACTAGAAAGAATTGGTGCATTTCCACTAGATGTTGTACCTGAATCTATTAATTTTAATCTTGAAGCAGCTCCTGAAGATTCTAGTCGTGCAACAATTTCTTGAGAACTTACTACATGCAAAGCTCTTGCAGCACTTGCAGTGTTAATACCAACAGTGTTTGCAGAAGCATCTACAACCAAAGTATCTGTGTCGACTGTTAAATCTCCAGACATAGTTAAATTTGTTAGACCTGTGTAAGACCCTGTAATACGAGCATCGGGCACTGTCCCGCTGGTAAGATTATCTGCATTTAAAGGACCTGAAACTGATCCTGTAGAAGTTATAGTACCAGTAGTAGTTATATTACCAGTAGCAGTAACAGTACCTGTAGTTAAATTTCCTACTGAAGTTACACCTTCAACAATATTAGTTCCGTCAGAATATAGTATTTTTTTACCTTTATCAGTTGCACTAAAAGTAACTCCTGTTCCTGAAGTTGTTTTAAAAGTTACAGTGTGTGCTCCTGTTGTTGCATTTTCTACAATATAAGTTTTTTCTGGAGCTGTTCCTGAACCAGCATCTGGAACTATTACATTAACGTTTCCAGATATAGTTCCTGTTAATTTTAATACTTGATTTTTACCATTAGATTTTGTTCCATCAGTAAAAGATAAAGTTGCACCTGAAGTAATTCCAACTGCTTCAAATCCACCTATTGCTTGTTCTACAATTTGTAAATTGGTATTAGTAATTTGACCCCAAGTTCCAGCATTATCTCCTGTTCCTTGAACTGTGAGTTTTAAATCGTCTGAAAAAGTATTAGCCATATTTTAAATTCCTAAATTAGTGCATGATATTAAATTTGTTTAGCAGTGTCAATTTATTAAGACACTGGATAATAACCTGAAGTAGGAGCATTTCCTGTACTAACTTCAGTATAAGTTTGCACTGGTCCTGTGTTGACTGGTGTAAATGTCTGTACAGGTCCTGTTGGAACTTGTGTCCATATAACAACGTTTGCAGTTCCTAATGTTGCTGCAAAACCAATTCCAGTTAAATCAACTACAGCACTTCCAATAACAGTTGCGTTACCTTCTTGCATAGCAAGAGCTATACCAGTAACATTTACATCAGCATTGGCAGTAACAGTGGTATTACCTTCTTGCATAGCAAGAGGTATACCAGTCAATATAGGCGAACTATTATTATTGACTAATGATGAAAACGCACTTTGTGCGAAAGCGTTTATACCAAAAGCCATTAGTTAGACTCCTAGCTAGCTGTGTATGCTTTGCCTGCAGTGATAGCTGAATTAGTGGCAGTCATATCTTCACTTCCCCAATCAGTTTTAGCAACCATAATCTCTAAATGCTCAACGTTTCTGTCAACACAATTTTGTCTATCTTCAGCTGATTCACTAGCCATTTTAGAACCATCAATGATACCATTGATTAAATCTACAGAATGACCCATAGCTGTATAGTCTTGTGCTAATTGTTCAGCGTTTCTTACTTCACTCATATTAGTTTCTCCTTATTTTGTTGCACATGCAACAGTTTTGGTTTTATCTAATTTTTTAAAATTATCAATAATTAATTGAGGTTCTACCATATTATTTCTTGGATCACTATCAATAAATTTAGTTTCATCCCACTCTTTTCCCATATGAAAATGTAGGTTTTTATTGTGAGAATAACCAAACTGAGTCCATCTTGTTGAACCCCATATCACAACACCATGAGTCTTGGTCGATGCTGAAAAATGTTGTAAACAACTATCAATACTAACGAACCCTTCAGATCCTTTTAACATTTCATGAATCTCGGCCCAGTGTAAATCACATCTAATTGTACCATTAAAATGTGGTTCGTTAGGTAATACACAATTTATAATAGTTGTATCTTTATACTCTTCTCTAAGCATATTAACTAATTGTTGTGCTAAAAAGGGTTGATAATTTCTATTGGGGTTTATGTTTTGATATTGAACACCATCTGCATAATTCCACTTAGCTTGACCACCAGATAACTGAATCATAATATATTTACCAATATTATTATCGCCTAACCATTTATTAACAGATGCTTTGTGTTGTTCTGTATGTAATTTAGGTGTCATTGATTTATCATATTTGACGCCATGATGTTCACAATAACTTTCAATAAGATGTTGTTTACCAAATTGAAAATTTGATTTGTAGGGCTCTGAATAATAAATATTATCAGATGCCATAATTCTTGGATCTTGTAACGGTATAGTTTGTTCTAATGCAAGTTTAACATCAGGGTTTCCTGCAAAACAATCTATGTAAGGTGTATATATTTGCACCTCTGATTTTTTCTTTAATTTAGGTAGTAAAGCAGTGAATGCAGTACATTTACCAACACCACCTTCTACGACGTACGTATTTAACATTATGTTTCCTTTCGTTTATTCTTTATCTTCTAATTCTTTTACTCTTTTTGTCAATTCTTTTATTGCGTTTACTAATACAGGAACTAAATGTTCACCTTTATATTTTAAATGATGTGGTTCTTCTGTATCAATGATAACATTATTATCTCCCTCAAGTTTAAGAATATCTTGTGCTTTAAATCCATATTTTAAATCTCCTGTTGGAGTTTCATCTTCTCTTGATTTTTTAAATTGAAATGAGACAGGATTTAATTTATTAACAAAATCTAATCCATGTGGAACTTCACCAAAATTAGTTTTATCTCTTAAATCAGATGTTACTGTAAATGCTACTTTTATGTAAGCGTTTGTAACAGTATTATTACCTATAACAACTCTATGATCTTGGTCTGTTACTTCAAAGGGAGAGATACTACGACCAGCATCAACTCCCAACATTATATTTTCATCTCCTGATGTCACACTTCTACCAGCATTTTTACCAATTGCTGTGTTATTAGTTGCTATTGTTTGAGTACATAAAGCATTACAACCCACTGCAACATTGTATGAACCTGTCGTGTTATTTAATAAAGAATTAATTCCAACAGCTACGTTATCTCCACCTGTTGTGTTAGCTGTTAGAGCACTCATACCAACTGCGGTGTTATTATCTGCTGTTGTGTTTGTTCTAAGTGCAAGATGACCTAGTGCTGTGTTATTAGTACCTTCAGTATTTGCACATAAAGAAGAGTTACCTACTGCTACATTTTCTGCACCTATAGTGTTAGTAAGTAAAGCACCACAACCTATTGCAACATTATTATCTGCTGTTGTATTGGCTGTTAAAGCATTAACACCTACTGCTGTATTTTTTGTACCTGTTGTGTTAGCTGTTAGAGCAGAATTACCTACAGCTGTATTATCATTAGCCTCTGTATTAGCACCTAATGCACCTTGACCAACTGCTGTATTTTTTTGACCTGTTGTGTTTGCGTCTAAAGAATTTCTACCAACTGCTGTATTGTTAGCACCTGATGTGTTGACACCTAAAGCACATGTACCTAATGCTGTATTATTAGAACCTGAAGTGTTAGCATTTAAGACATCATTTCCAACTCCTGTGTTGCAATCAGCTGTAGTATTTCTTAAACTACCATGTCCAACAGCTGTATTAGAAGCACCTGTCACATTATTACATAAAGATAAATAACCTAAAGCTGTATTAGTAGAACCTGTTGTATTTTTTAGCATAGCATTAACACCAACTGCTGTGTTGTTATTAGCTGTTGTGTTAGAGCATAAAGCCGAATGACCTAATGCAGTATTACGACATCCTGTTATATTACAAGCTAAACTATTTGAACCACCAACTGCTGTGTTACAATTTCCCTCTGTATTTTTTACTAAAGCTGATCTTCCTAAAGCAATATTGTCAGTACCTGTTGTGTTAACAAGTAATGCCGCTCTACCTACAGCTGTGTTTGAAGTACCAGAAGTATTAGCTTTCAGTGCTTCAACACCTATTGCTATATTATCGTTAGCAGTATTAGCACATAACGCATGGCAACCAATAGCTACGTTTCTTTTTACGTCTGTACCTGTCATTAAAGATTTAAAACCAATTGCTGTATTTTCATCTCCTGTAGTATTGTTTAACAAAGCACATTGACCAACAGCAATATTTTTAAAACCCTCTGTATTTGAACATGAGGCTTTATACCCAATGGCTACACTTTGGTTTCCTATTGTATTTGATGCTAAAGCTGATACTCCAATTGCTACATTATTATATCCAGTTGTACTATTTGTTAAAGCATCTACACCTAATACAGTATTACAATCACCTGTAGTGTTACTTGCTAAAGAACTTTTACCAACTGCCGTATTTTTTGTTCCTGTAGTATTTGTAAATAAACTAAAAGCACCTACTGCTGTATTAAGGTCGGCTGTAGTATTATTTGATAAAGCACACTCTCCAATAGCTGTGTTATTGTCACCCTCGGTATTATCAAGTAGTGCAGCAAAACCCACACCTACATTACAACAACCTGTAGTATTAGATTGAAGTGCTGATCTTCCAATTCCTACACCATGGCCTCCTGTTGTGTTTAAACATAGAGAAAAAACACCTAGTGCTACATTATTTGCACCCGTTGTATTAGAATATGCAGACCTATATCCTACAGCCGTGTTATTACCTGCTGATGTATTTTTTGCTAGAGCTTCTTTACCTAAACCCGTATTATAAGTACCTGTTGTATTAGAACATAAAGATCTGTAACCTATAGCAGCATGACTATGTCCTGTAGTATTTGCTACAATAGCTTGATAACCAACTGCTGAACTAGCACCTCCTTCAGTATTTGCAACTAAAGAACAAACACCTACAGCTGTATTACCATCTCCTATTGTATTAGCTTTTAAAGAATGATAACCCACAGCAGTTACATTATTTCCTGTTGTAGTGCTTTCAAGTGCTTGTCTACCCAAAGAAGTAGTATAACAAGCTGTTGTTAATACTTTAGAAGATAAATAACCAACTGCAGTATTTGAATGACCTGTTGTGTTTTGAAATAATGAACAAGCACCTACTGCTGTTTGATTACCTACTGTAGTAGCAGTTAAGGCACTTCTACCTATTGCAACATTACAAGCTCCAACTTGATTTGCGTCTAAAGCATATGCACCCACAACAACATTACCAGCACCTGTTGTGTTAGCACGCATTGCATTTAAACCCATAGCTGTGTTATTACCTGCTGTGGTATTTAAAAGTAAAGCATCATAACCGACTGCTGTGTTTCCTGTTCCTGTAGTATTAGCACATAATGAATTACCACCTAAAGCAGAGTTTGTTGAACCTGTTGTATTTTTACATAGAGCTTGATTTCCAACAGCTACGTTATTACCAGCTGTTGTGTTTGCTGTTAGTGCGTTATTACCAACTGCTACGTTAGGAGTTCCTGTTGTATTAGCACATAAAGATAAATAACCTACACCTACGTTATTACTAGCTGTAGTATTTCTACGAAGTGATTCTTGTCCTATTGCTACATTAAGAGTACCTGTAGTATTATCTTCTAAAGAATTAGTACCCACAGAAGTGTTAGCAAGACCTGTTGTGTTACTATTTGAAGATAGATAACCAACTGCTACATTTGATGCACCTGTTGTGTTAGCTTTTAAAGAATCAAATCCAATAGCTGTGTTATTATTTGCTGTTGTGTTTCCACCTAAAGAACCACAACCTACCGCAACATTGTTATCTCCTGTAGTGTTAGCACCTAAAGAACTATATCCATAAGCAGTGTTTTTTATTCCCTCTGTATTAGCAAACAAAGATGCATAACCAGAAGCAACGTTGTGAGTACCTGTTGTGTTAGCTTTTAAAGAACAAGATCCAATTGCTGTATTCCTGCAACCTGTACTACTTCCTAAAGCACAAAAACCCATAGCTGTACTATCAGAAGCTGTAGTATTAGAAAGTAAAGCACTTTTACCAACAGCTGTGTTGTTGTTTGCTGTACTATTAGTATATAAAGCATTTTGTCCAAGTCCAGTGTTATTATCTCCTGTCGTATTTGATAGTAAAGATTGATGACCAAAAGCTGCATTTTGACAACCCTCTGTATTTAAACACATTGATAAAGAACCAACTGATGTATTTTTACACCCTGTCGTGGTACCACACATTGAATTAAATCCAATTGCAGTGTTGTTTGATGCTGTGGTATTGTCACCTAACGCTTCTTGTCCAACAGCAGTATTACAGTGTCCTGTAGTATTGAGTGTTAAACTAAAAGCACCTACAGAAGTATTATTATCTCCTGTAGTATTAGCATCTAAATTGCCACTACCTATACCTACATTAAACTCTCCTGATGTGTTAAGACCTAAAGCACTATCTCCTACTGCTGTATTATGTGAAGCTGTGTTTTTTCTAAGAGCCTGATAACCAACAGCTGAGTTTGCAGAACCTGTTACGTTACTACATAATGCACTTCTACCAATTGCAACGCTTGTTCCTCCTGTAGTATTTTTACACATGGCATCACAACCGATTGCAACACTAGCATTACCTGTAGTATTGGCTATGAGTGTGTTTACTCCAACTCCAACATTAGTTGAACCTGTCGTGTTGTTTTCCATTGCATTTCTACCAATAGCAGTATTACAACCACCTGTATTATGTCTTAAAGAATCTTGACCCATAGAGGTATTAGAATCAGAAGTTTGATTTGTGCAACCTGAACGTAGACCAACACCTGTGTTGCCAGAGCCTGTAGTGTTTGCTCTTAAAGAACAAGAACCTATTGCTGTGTTAGATTCACCTGAAGTATTTGATAATAATGTTTCATATCCTAAACCTGTATTATAACTAGCAGTGTTTACTTTTAAAGAATGATAACCCATTGCAACATTACCTGCGGCTGTAGTTAGAGTGCCTAGAGCACAAATACCTACACCAACATTTGCAGCGCCTGTGGTAGCAACTTTTAGAGTTTGAGTACCAACTGCTGTATTGTTTCCACCTGTTGTGTTTTGTTCTAAAGATTGAATACCGATAGCTACATTTGAAAAACCTGTTATATTAGTACACATGGCTTTTCTACCTACAGCAACATTGTTAGAAGCTGTTGTAGTAGCAGCCAAAGCTAATACTCCAATTCCTACATTATTATCTCCTGTAGTCAAAGCTGTTAAAGATTTACTACCTACAGCAACATTACAATTACCGTCTGATTGAACACTATCCAAAGCAGTGTCACCTAAAGCAACGTTTTCTATTCCTGTAGGATAATTACCATCTAATTTTATTGAGCCGCCATCTGTAGAAAAATTACCAGCATTAGTTATTCCATCTGTTGTAGTAAGACCATCAACATCTAAATTTACAGCAACATTTAAATCTGCTGGAAGAGTGACATCACTGTTTGCATCTTCTACAACTGCCTTTGTTGCAGGTAGAGTACAGAATACATCTTTTGTACCTGCTGAAAAGTTTACAGCATTGTTTGAGTTTGATGAAGTAATAGGTGTTGTTCTTGCTAAAACACCTGCTGATACCGTTCCAAGACCAACTTCAAATTCTGAATTTGCTTGGTTAACGATTGCATAATAAGTTGTATTGCCATTTCCTATTGCACTAGAAAATGTTTCAAAACCTTGAACGGCTCCTGCTAATGTAAAATTACCTGTACCTGTTGTAGTAGAGGTTTCTCTTACTCTGTCATGTATTACTAACGCCATTTAATACTCCTAACCAGAGATTCTCAATATAGCTGCTGAAGTTGTAAATGCTGGAAATACAACTGTGAAAGTCCCTGACGTACTAGTTTTATCTGCTCCAAAATCTAATACTGCAACAGCTGCATTGGTTGTAGCTGAAGATGTATTATAGATTAATGCACCTCTTGCTGTAATTGTTGCCGAAGTAAACGACAAATCTGCAAAATCAACAATAGCAACACCTTTACCAGTTCCTGAACCAATAGAAGTACCGCTGTTAACTAAAGCTCCACCACCAGCTGCATAAGTTCCTGTGTTACTAATTTCGTTAGTAGATGCATAGGCAGTTGTAGTTGAGTTTAGAGTTGCTGAAGAAGTGTAAAGAGCTAGCTTAAATTTATCACCACCTGATTGTTTAAAATTGTGGTCACCTTCTAATAATTGTTTTTTAAATGCATTTGCGATTGCTTGTGTTATAGCCATAATTTATCTCTTATTTTCCTCCGACACGAGGAACACCTGACTGGTATTCATCACGTCTTCTTCTTCCCATTTGTTCTGTAGCAAACCCTTGCATTGCTTGTTTATATCGTCCTTCATATAATTGTAAAAGATCTGCTGGTCCTTTTAAAAAACTAAAAGCTTCGACTAAACATGCATACAAAAGTCCGTTGGGAAAATACTTACTCAAGTATGTTTGTGTATTTGTACTAGATAAACCTGGGTCTTTCAAGATATAATTAACTTGAACTTGATATGTTGAGTTAGGAGTAGGTGCTAAAACCATTTTATCATCCTCCCACATACCGTAATATTTAGGTTCTCCAGTAACTCCTGTAGAATTAAATTCAGACATAAAACTTGTATCTCTAAATTCTAAAAAATTTCTCGTGGATCCTGAACCACCGTTCACTATTTGAACAGATCTAATTACTAAAGCATCACTTGGAGTAGAAATAAACCTGTCGTTTGTAACTAAATTAGCTGTAGCATATCTTCTATTATTATCAGAATCTACATCTCTAAAAATTCTAAATTCAGCATTTTCAATAAAACCGTTTACAATAGTAGTAGTTAATACATTACTATCTACCTCCGTATAATCGCTGATTTTTTGTACTAATTCTGCATAAGTCATTATTCAGAACTCTCCTTATATTTTCTACGTATTTTTTTTACTTTACGATCTTCTTCTATTATTTCTTGAAGTTCAGGTTTAAATAAGTTTTTAATAAATTTAATAAATTTTTTAATCATGGTGATATCGTTATAGGTCCTACAGAACACCCATAACCTCCTCCTTTTATATTTCCTGTTGTAGCAGTATCTGTATTAACTGTAAAGAAGAAGAAATTACTCAATGCAAAATCAGTTGTAATTCTTATTCCATTTTTAAATAAACCAGTTGTAATAGCGTATCCAGATCCTTGAGTTATTTGCGCTCCAGTTATTCCATCAAAATTTGGAATTGCTGCATAAGCAAAAACAGGATTAGTAGATGTTCCTGTACCAGGCGATACAGTTGGCGCTCCTCTAAATAAATATGTTGTACCGTTTGTTAAACCATGTCCTGGAACATTTACATTTAAAACACCTGATCCTGCTTGATAAGTTTTAAAACCATTTTCAGGAATCATAACTGTTGTTATTGGTTCTGTCCTATCTGTTCTAACATTAAGTAATGCAACACCATCTCCACCAATTGGTTTTGGTTCTAATTGTGGTTGCTTTGGTTCAAACTCAGTATAATGAACAAATGAACCATTCCATTCTNNTATATGGAAACTCCATACCTGATCTATCTGAAATAGCTTTTGCATGTTTTCCTGTTGCGTATTTAGACATTAAGTTCCTGGGTAATAAGCTTTAGGTGTAATAAATGTACTTGAAGCTGAACCATCCTCTTGTAATGCTCTTTGTAACTCATCTTCGTAAATAAGTTTCATACCTTGAAGTAATTGTGGTGCATATTTCATAGAAAGATAATAAGCTAAACCAGAAACCATGCATGGAACAAATCTAAAAGGCATGTCAGTTGCATTTGTATATTCTCCTATATCTTGAATTCTTTTTATATAATAAAAATGCATATCTTTAGATGCATTAGTAGAATCAGGTGTAGGATAAATATTAATACTAACGTGATCAATAAATCTTTGTACCCAATATTGATTAGGTGTACCTTTAGAAAGTTTATTTGAAAAAGCTGCATAAGTTGATCTATCAACTTTTGTCATTGGACTATCTGATTGATTTGTTTGAGTTCTATTATTTCTTAATTGTGCTTCAAGGACATCGGATATTCCATAAATACCATTTGGATTTGAAGTAGCACTTGTGCCATCTCCACTTGATCTAAAAAATTTATACTCTGCTTGACCTTCAATTAAATCAAGATCTAATTCATCTATTTCCCAATAGTGAATACCTCTATTGCCCCATTCTTGAAGCATTATATTTAAAGAACGTCTAGCAGTTTTTAATTTAAAACCAGAATAGTCTAATACTCCAATTCTTTCGTAAGCCTCTTCTATTATTTCATCAATAGAAAAAGTTTTATCAAAAGTAGTTGTTCCAGAGGTAGTGTTAGCCAT